ACCATCATTACCTGCCACTCTTTGCACATAATCTAAAACATTTGTGCCTTCAGCAACAGTGTCATCAGTAATAGCTCTAATGCCATCGTTAATACAACTGGTTTCTGGATAATAAACATTGTTACCATACAAAATGTCGAAGATGCGAGCACCCGCCAACTGAACCCCAAAAGTTTGTTCAGTCAAAACATTGGTCGCCAAAGTAGACATAGTATCGTTAGCCCGAATCTCAGCAACAGCATCCAAACCTTTTTCAGCGTAACTAAACGCCCAACTATCAATAACCCCAACAAAGTCAGAATAGTCAGAAGTAACAATCTTTAGTTTGCCGTAAGGCTCAATAAGACCGTAAAAAGGTGAAGCCGCAAATCCTGGCTCAAAAGCGCGAGAACGGTTATTTAAAACTACATTGGCAGTACCAGTTGAATAAGAATCAAGCTCCGTAGATTTACCACGACTAATGTTAAAACTTTTTACATAACTGGTGATGTCTTTCCAGTCAAGTTCCCCATTCACATCCAAGCCGTAAGCAAACGAAATGACAGTCGTAGGTTTAGCCATTAGTTAGCTCTTCTCCAATCAGACCCATTAGCACGCTCAAAAGTCTTAATAGCCTCAACAACAGCCATACCAATAGTTTTCTTATCTCCAATGCCAGCATTGACGTTAATGTTGTACACAGGCGCGGCCTTCGCCTGAACAACGTTACCAGCAATAGCAGTAGCCGTAGTGCCTAACTCGCCATAAGCAGCATTAGCCTGGTTGATAAGGCTTTGGTCACCAGCAAACGCCTTAGCTGCAGCCAAACCTTTCTCAGGGCCAGCCATAGCCAACTGTTGCAACAAATCGCCCGACAAACCCTTTTCACGCAAAGTTTTAATGTAACCAGAGAACTCACGCAACTTCTTCATAAACTTGTCAATGTTACGACTAATAGAACCACCCCTAGTGCCCATGTTAGTGATATCAAAAGCACTAACAATAGATTCTTGAACTTTTTTCATATCATTTTGAATAGATGTAACCATTAATTTAAACGGGTCAGCCATAGCCTTAGCAGCTTTACCAGCAGCACCCGCAAAACCCGCAGCACCAAAAAGTTTTTCTATTTCAGCCAACTGTTTCTCTACAGCAATTTCAGCATCAGATTTAGGTAGATTTTTTGCCGCTCTTCTATCGTCTCTACGAATAGCTTTACGGGCATCTTGCATACTATTAAACTCTGCTACAGATATAGAGGCTTTTCTAGTGTTTTCAGCTACCTTAGCCATACCATCCGAGACAGAAATTAAATTACCTTTAGTGTCTAACATGACACCATTACCAGTGGCTATAGCCTCAGAATATTTGTTTGCAGCCGCCGTAGTAACATCAGTAGCAACAGTATTGGATTTTAGAATAAATCCAAGACCTACGATAGATGCAGCAACAAGCGATACACCTAAAGCTATAGCCCCCCAGGGAGTAGCTGCCATAGCTGCAGATGAGGCTACAGCTGACGTACCAACGGCAGTTTGAGCAGCAGCCAAAACCCCAGCTGAAGCTGCTGTAGCAAGTTGTTGTATTCGCAGCGCAATTAGCATCCCTTTTAATGCGGTGACACCAATTATTATATTTTTTAAAACCCCATACAAAACTTTAAATGTGATAACCATAACCAAAATAGCACCACCAGCATTAGAGGCAATCCAAATTAACATATCTATTAAAGGTTGAAGTGCTGTAATTAAACCAGTAATTTGGTCAATCAAGCGACCAATTTGTAGAGCCATATCAGTAGCATTAGAGCCAGCAGAACCAAATAATTCACCTATTACAATAAATAATTTTTGAAGATTTGGGCCAATAGTAATAGTTAAAGCCTGCAATAAAGCAACCAGATTTGTAACAGGCCCAATCAGATTTTGACCCAAAGCAGCTTGCATATTAGTAGCAGTAGCAGCCAACTTTTGTTGAGCCACAGCCAAAGTATTGCTTTGACGAGAAAAAGCACCTTGAGCATCAGAAGTAGCCTGAAAAAGTAAAAGCATACGAGCTAACTGTTGAGCGTTTAACTTAGCTGTACCAGTAAGCTTAGATAAACCTTTTTCAGCCAACAAAGTATTAACTTGAGCCTGTTTAATAGCAACACCGAACTTTTCAATCGGGTCATACTCACCACGGAACAAAGCAGTCATACCCGTCAAAGCTTCTTGGACGTCATAACCATAAGTAGCTGCAAGGTCAGCACCCAAAGAAACAAGTTTTTGCGTAAAGAAGATGTTATCTTCCATCGCAAAACCAGACTGCTTTAAAACCGAACCAATAAAGGTAGTAGCCTTAGCAGCCTCAGCCGTAGACATACCCATTTGCACGCCAGCCTCAGAGAACTTTTGCATTTCGCCAACGTTATCGCCAAAAATAGTTTTTAGACCCTCAAGGTTACGTTGCAAATCACGAGACGCATTTATAGAGCCTTTAATGAACTCAACACCCTTTTGAAAACCCTGAAAACCTACATAAGCACCAACAAGTTGCTTAGCCATGTTTCTGAAACCAGCACCAAGCCCTCTAAGGGCGGCCATAGCATCCCTAACACCTTTATCTTGAAACCCAGTAAGAACATTTACTTTAATTTCGCCAGCCATTACACATTCCTCAACATTTGATTGACTTCATTTACCGCATTATCTACAGAAACTTTCATCTCTGCCCTAGCCTGCGGCAACGAAGCCTCAGCACCAGGATAAACGAACCTAGAACCCCTGCCACCCAGTCTGTCAATCATGTGGCGACCCTGATTACGAATCTTGTGCTTACGCCGACCCAACTGACCAGCAGGCTTACCCTTTTGAGGGCCAGTGTAATCATATTCACGAGTTTCATCTTTGCTATTAATGTAAGCTCTGCTACGACCTGACATATCTGCCAAAGCCACAGGTGCAGCACGAACAACAGCCTGAACCAAACCAACAATAGGTAATTTGCTTCGCGGAGCACGTTTACGGTCACGAATAACAACAGACTTGATATCACGGCTCTGATTCATAGTCAAAGACCAAGACAAACGACCAACTTAGTGACCATGCCAGACAAAGGTGCTTGAGAAGGAATCTGTGCTTTGATACCTTTTACAACTGGGCGACCAATACGGCGAAAGTCTTTACGCAACGACTTAACCAACTTAGGGTCAATTTGTTTCATAACATCAATAAGACGTTTGTAGTCCGTAAAACTAACAACAGCACTAAGAGCCAACTGGAATCACCACCTAAAAGCCTATTCTATCAGCAATAAGAAACCCCCAGCCGAAGCCAGGGGTCTCTATCACTGTTGTTGATTCCTAGAAACTAGATATCTACCAATAGTCCACAACATTCGTTCATCAAGCTGCATCAACTCCGTAGGGCTAATACCTGACTCAACAGATAATGTTGCGATATACCAGTGTGCTGAACTTTCGCCCAGCCCCTTTATTTTGGGTCTGAGTCACCAAATTCGATACCAGCCACATCGTTCACCCATTCGTCAAACGGTTTAGCGGTCTCTTTACGGCGATTCTCAGAAGCCCAAGCAAGGTAAAGAAGATGAGTGAGCTTTGCTTCCTTTTCCAAAGATGCAATCGAAATCTCAAACTCTCTCTCAAAGGCAACCATGTCGCCAGCGATAGCAGTAATAGATTTTGACTCGCCATTAGCGAACTCAATGCGTAGGTTAATCTTCATTTATGTTTTCCTTAGTTTAGTTATGCAGTTGCACGAGTAACAGTACCAGAAGTCGGCCAAGTTACCGAGAAACCTGCAAGGTCTCCGATAGAAGCGTTAATCGGCTGGTAGTTGTTAATCAGAACAGTAGTAGTGTAAGACGGGTTTGTTGCTGAAACAGTAGCAGACGTTGGAGTGATTACCAGCGTACCGATAGTGTTAATCAGAGGCCAAATCTGTGCGTCTACCGAACCTGCAGCGAAGTCCTGGTAAAAGTCCAGCTTAGCTGAACCAGAAATGATGCCACCAACAACAGTCTTGAAAGTGCTTCCGAAAGTAGTAGTTTCTACTTCGTTTGAGTTTACGTCAAGAGTAACCGAGTTAATAGATGGCGAAAGAGCCGTACCATTAAGGGTAATCTTGAAGTCAGTTGCGACAAATTTTGCCATAATATTCTCCTAGTTTGCGTATACCTGAACGGCAAACTCAGCCGCAAGGTAGATTGTATCTCCAACAGTGACCTGCCCGTATGAGCTAAGCCTAGTCACACGGCAATCACTTGCGTAACCACCGAGTGTCCTATCTGATTCTACCGCAGTTTTCACACTGTAAGTGCCTTGACTACTGCAGTAAGCATCAAGAGAGGCTTGTGCGGTGCGGTCAGAAACACGACCCACCAAAACATTTACATTAAACAAAAGCGTGTCTAAGCCACGACCAAAAGTGGTATCAAAGTCAATCGTAGACGGCTCAATAATGGCTACAGGCGGGTTCGGGTCGTCAGGCACATACGCAGACGTGCGCAACCCAGGAATAGTAGACAAATTAGCTGCAAGAGCAGTACGCAACTGCGAAATGGTTGCCATTACATAAACCCATTGACACGGCGGTAAGGTTCAAGCATACGAGCCACATCAGGGTCTACACGAGACACTCTCACAGCACCCATGTCACCAAAACCAGCAACACCAAGCGGAGAATCGTTACGTTTGAAAATGCGGGCTGCCTGAATAACACAAGCCTGTTTGATAGCTGTAGGAACAGCCGCAAAACCCCAAACACCAGTAACTTTAACCAAAGCTGCACCGCCAGCAATAGGGAACAAGTAGTTCCACAAAGCCCGCAAACCAGAAATAGGCATCACAATACCATCAGTCGGGTAAGCAGAGTTTATAGGCTCAACCTGGTAATCCCCATCATTGTTACCTGCAGTTGGGTTAGCCCAAATAGTTTCATACACACCGTTAGATGTAGAGGAAGTTGCTACCGCAGAAATGCTTTGAGCATCATCAATCGGGCAAAAATATTCGTCCGTGGCCGCAAAATAACGAGTGCTTGAACCAACACTATAAAAAACACGGGCACAATAAGCGTCAATGTCGCGGGAAGCAGACTCAACAGCTAACTCAATTAGAGTGTCATCAATGCTGTCGGTGATACGAAGAGCAGCCTTGACCTGAGCCAGAGTTGCATAACCATTTACAATCGCCACTATACGGCCTTTCAATAAACCTTATTCTATTTTACTACCGAAAGACGCTTCTTTATCTCAGTAGAACTGATGCCTTTGGTATAAGGAATATAACACAACCCTATCCCACGGTCATCTAACCAATCCTGGTCAAAACCCATTTGTTTGTAATAATCTTTTCTAGCCCAATCAGAACCAATAACAACCAAATCAGGGGAAACAAACTCAATCGAAGGTTTACTATCAACCCCACCAAAGTTAGGCACAACAGCATCAACGCAACGCAACGCCAACAACACAGCCTCACGTTCCTTGTAAGACATTACAGGAGCTTTACCTTTATAGGTTTCAATAAACTCATCAGTGTTTAAAGCGACAACAACAGAACCAAATTCGGCACATCTTTTTAGGAAAGCAACATGACCAGAATGTAGCAAGTCAAATGTGCCACCTGTATAAACAACTAATCCCATCGGTTAGCTCTCCTTACATCTAAATCCCATGTCCAACTATTATCGTCTGCAGCTGACTTAGCCTGATGCAACAAACTGTTAGCCTGAAAACTTTTTACATTCTTTACTTCATCTAAGGACGAACTATTATCATGACCGACAGGTATAGCATGACGCTTAATAGGAACACCAGCAGATATGACCCTACGCTCCAAATCGTTATCATCAAAATATAGCGGATAAAATCTTTCATCATATAACCCAACCTTTCTAACCATATCTTCACCAAACACGGGGGCAGACCACTCAGGCGTAATGCCAATAAAGTTTAGTGCGTCAGTATCAATCTCAGACTCTATGCGAGCTAACGAGCCAGGATGAAACCAAGCGTCATCGTTAATTAAAACCCAGTAAGGGGCGTAAGGCGTAGACTTTACAACCAAATTCCAAGCACCAACCAAGCCAAGACCGTAAGGCACACGAATAACCCACATATTGACCACAAAATCGGGTTTGACAGGATTCCACGAGGCTTTCCCAGAGTTGTCCACAATAACCAAATGTTCAACAGGGTAGTCAATAGAGCTAAGCAGCCTATCAGCAAGGTCAAAGCGTGAAACTGTTGCGAACCCAACAACAGGAATCACTTAAGTAACTTTGCTAAAACAGGTTTCCAATGCGTCTTATAAACAAAGTCAGCATCAAACTGTTTAGCAAACTGCAACGCTTTAGTAGAAGTGCCCCTATCGGCCTTATACGCCTTATTCAAAGCATCTACAATGCCAGGGATAGACGGAATGTTAAACCAAGCCTTTTGAGCGTTATCCCACAACGGTTGCCCCTCTACAAGCCAACCATCACCAACAAGCTCAGGGCTTGCAGCAAAGTTAGAAACAATCACAGGCACACCACAAGCCTGAGCCTCAATCGTACCCACACCAAAACCCTCACCATAAGACGTACCCAAAAACACATCAAACGCAGAATAAATGCCAGCCAAATCAACTTGCGGAATACCATAACGGTAAGCAATCTGGTCAGCCAACACAACCTGGTCTGGAGTCAAACCACAAGCAATCATCAAGTCAGACAAATTCCAACCAGAAAATACACCAAACATTTCTGAATGAATGTAAAGCATGGCATCAGGATGTTCCTTAGAAAAAATACTAAAAGCCAACAAGTTTTCGGCAAAAGCTTTACGGTGCACCATCCCACTAGCTTTGTTAGCTGCGTTCATACCAACCAGAAACGCATCTTTCTTGATACCCAAATACTCACGGTTCTCATAATCGCCAATGTTAGGTGTCGGCTGAAAAACTTTCTCAACAGCATGAGGAACATAAAAAGCCTCAATGTCACTATTAGCCATTTGCTGTTGCCCAAACTTAGACATAGCCAACGGAGTCACATTAGGTTTAGACAACCACTCACCAACTTTAGGTGGCATAGGGTGATGGTCTACAGGAGTCCACGAAGCAATATTGATTTCGTCATACTTTTTACCACGCATAATCCAAACATCATAAAGAGTAACTAACAAGTCAGGTTGTTTAGGATGTTCTGAAGCCCAATGAGTGTGGTTTAGAGGAGTAATGTCTTGCGAATAAGTTTCAGCCCCACGAGGATACACTCGCGCCTCATGGCCTGCCCCATCATTCCAAGAACTAATCGCACCCTCATGCCCATAGTTGCTAAGAATCGCTACATCATATTTATCTTTCAGCAGCCGCTTCACGACCTGCTGAGTTTGCATCCCATAACCCGTAGGCGCATCAGGAGAGTTACTGAACCACGAAATTGTGCCTTTACCCATTTGTGTAACCTTTCATTTGTATATAAAACACATTACACAAAAACAAGGTAAAAGTAAACCCCCCAAGTCCTACGCAACTCAGGGGGTCTACAGT